GCGCCTTGCGCCCCGGTGTCGCCTTGTGGGCCTGCTGCCCCGGTGGCACCCTGTACTCCCTGCGCGCCGGTGTCACCCTGCGGGCCTGTATCGCCTGTGGCACCCTGTACTCCCTGCGGGCCAGCTGCACCTTGTGCGCCTGTGGCACCCTGTGCACCGGTACTGCCTTGCGCACCTGTCGCTCCCTGCGCTCCGGTGGCACCTTGTGCTCCGGCCGGGCCTTGTGCTCCGGTGGAACCCTGTGCCCCGGACGCGCCTTGCGCGCCTGTTGCGCCCTGCGGGCCGGTGTCACCAATATCTCCCTGCGTTCCCTGTGCGCCAGTTGCACCTTGTGCTCCGGTAGCCCCCTGCGTTCCCGTTGCTCCCTGCGCTCCCGTAGCACCTTGCGCCCCGGTGGCACCCTGTACTCCCTGACTACCCTGCGCCCCGGCAGCACCTTGCGCACCGGTTGCTCCTTGCGCTCCATTGGCACCTTGTGCGCCAGTTGCTCCTTGTGCGCCGGTCGCTCCCTGTGCACCTTGTGGGCCTTGAATCGGCCCTACGTTATTCCATACTGCTCCATCCCACGCATACCCGTCGCCGTCTGCTTCTACAATATAAAGATCGCCTACCGTTGCGCCTGCTGGAAGATCGCCGACTGTCGGTACTGTGCCTTTCAAAGTTATGCCAGTTCCTGCCGCACCCTGTGCGCCTTGCGTTCCCTGTGCTCCGGCTGTACCCTGTGGGCCTTGTGCACCAGCCGCACCTTGTGCACCCTGTGCGCCGTCATCTCCCTGCGCCCCGGCTGTACCTTGCGGCCCCTGTACTCCGGTCGCTCCTTGCACGCCCTGCGTGCCTTGTGGGCCGGTTGCTCCTTGCGCTCCATTGGCACCCTGCGGGCCTTGTGCGCCGGTAGTACCTTGAACGCCTTGTGCACCTGTGGCACCTTGCGCCCCGGCCTGGCCTTGTGTACCCTGCGGGCCTTGTGTACCTGTCGGCCCCTGTGCTCCGGTGGAACCCTGCGGGCCGGTAAGACCTTGCGGGCCGGTAGAACCTGCTGCGCCTTGTACGCCCTGCGGGCCAGCCGAACCCTGTGGGCCAGCCGAACCCTGTGCGCCCTGTGCGCCCTGTGTTCCTGCTGCGCCCTGTACTCCCTGTGCTCCGGTTGTACCTTGCGCCCCGGTTGCTCCCTGTGCGCCTTGAACTCCTTGCGTGCCTTGCGGCCCCTGTGGGCCTCCGGTGTCACCTTGCGGCCCCTGTGGGCCTTGTGGGCCATTACTTCCAACAAAACCCGGTGTTCCCTGTGCCCCTTGTGGGCCGGGAATACCGGCATCTATATCAATAGCAATAACGCTATCAACCACTTCAAGGCTAATAACGTCATTGGTCAGGTCGATATTGATATTGCTCATTGTACTATATCTTCTTGGAAGTTGATTTTACCGGTAAAAATGGTGCGCTTGTAACCTGACGGAGTAGTAAATTCAAGTTCGTGATTATACCTGCATTTAGCAAGGTCAGCAGTAATCGTATCGTCAACTTCGATAGTAAATACTCCCGTTGCAAGGTGTGCGACTGTCCCTGTTGCGATAAGTGAGTTATCCCGCTCGTCGCGTATCTGGAAAATTATCGTGTACCCTGAAACGTCCGTAAGTACGTCGTTTTCCGTGTAGTTAATCTTGCGCAAAAAGGTGTCACCCTTCTTTGCAAAAAAATTCACGATTGACGGAACGCTACTGCTGACCTGTGCCATAATGAGGATAGAAACGGTTTAGATTTTACAGGACGAAAGACGCACGCTCTGCGGTTTCTGCGAACGCAACGTTATTCAGTTCGATTGCCAGATCACTTTCGGCAACGATGTGAATAACAAAGGCGGCGCCGGTATCGCCTACCTCTACGTTCTGATAGTCATAAGAGGTCAGGGCGAGCGCTGCCAGAATGTTCGTGCGAACGTCAGCAACGGAAGTCACGCCATAGGTGTTCGTCGCCGTGGTGTACGTCACACCATTGATTTCGAGGTCGTGCGTGCCGCCGCCGTAGGTCAGTTCATAAGTGGAAACTCCGCGCTTGTTCGGCAGTTCAATCGGAGTGGCGTCGCTGCCTGCGGTGTGCTGAATGCTGACAACGTCCATCTCACCAGCAATTACCAGCGTGCCGGTAGCGCCAGAGGTGGGCCGGACGTAGTAAATGTCGGCTTGTGCGGAACTGTCGGGCCAATAGCCGTAAGAGGTCAACGCCTCCCGGATTGTGGCAACTGCTGCTTCCATGCTGGCGGCTGCTGCTGCAAAGGTCACGGCGACTTGATTGCCTGCTGCGTCCATGAAGGTAATACCTTGCACGGTCGTATTGTAGGCAAAGCGGAACAGCTGGCCTTTTTGCGTTTGAGGGCTGCAGGCCTGTGCGTGCACCCGGGTTGCATTGCCTGCGTTTTGATCTTGGTTCAGAATTTTCAGAAACATGGTCTGATCTGTTTTGTTTGTTTACTGATAGTGTTCGGCGAGTTCTTTGTCATTCCATTTACCTGCTGGACAATGCGTGACTTCCTGACGTAACTTTCGATAATTGAAATTTATCCGGGCTGTCACTTTGACTTCGATAAAACAACCACAAAGAGCGCAAACACCTTTTTGATTTCGGTCGCAAGTTCGGCATATTTCCAGCCGTGCTTCTGCTTCTTCGGCGCTAACCTTGTCAGACACTAACAAGGCTTTTGCCGCTTCCTGCTTGATCTTATCGAGTACAGTCATTGAAGGCATTTATTTTGCCTGCATACCGCCACATTTCGGCTGTGCTGCGTTTTTATTGATTGAATGGTAAAATATACTACTTGAAGTTCCAACGGCGTCCTGCGCCGCCCCTGTGCGTTTCTGTACATCGTGAACAATAGTACCCGGCACTTGCTGGAAGATCGCAAGTAGATTTACCAACGTTGTCGTACAACCATACGTTAAGCGCAAAAAACAGGTCGTTTATCTGCTTGCTGATCTCGTCGCGGTAGGTGGAAAATTCCTTCGTCGTAGCGTTCCTGCGTCCTTCGTCGCTGCTGTGTATGGTCAGCCCTCCGGGTGTGGTCTGGTGGGTAGAAAAGACAAGCGACCGGGATAGAACCTGCAAAGAAATTATCGGAGCGAGGTAGTTTGTCCAGTAGATGTTTGCACAAGTGCTTTGAAACTTTGGCGCTATGTTCCACTGTGAAGGGTTACCGTAGCCAGGCTTCGTCTTATTGTTTGCCTGCGTACTCTGCCAGTAGGTACCGTTGAGCAAAACCACGTCGTTAATATCGTAGCAAACGCCGTTCTCCCATGCCGTTGCTGTGGTGGAATAGTCAACCTTGTCAGTTTCAAGCCAGTCGTAAAAGTCCTCCCCTATGCACTCAACGCGAAGGCGCTGCTCGATAGGAAAGATGAACTTTTCTAAATCCTTTGTCGGATATTCTCGACTAACGGGTGCGTATTGTAACACCTCCGGGGCTGTCATTATCATCGCTTTCAATTTTGGACATTAAAAGATTGCGCCTGTATTCCTGCAGAATGTCTTCGATAGGGGTTTTGTAGCTAATGTTCAGCGCCAGCAAATCGGGCCTATTTGCCTGCTCCCACACTTCGTTGTATATGCTGTTCAGGAAGCGCATAACGGTGTTCCGTAAGTCAGAAATAACAGGCTCCATGTTCAGCACATAGTCTGAAAGGAAAGCGTCCGTGGAAAAGCCGTTCGGGGTGTCAAAACCCATAAATCGAAGGGTCGCACCATGACTGCGCATTATCTTTTTACTGTCTATTTCGTCAATGCCTTTATACCAGTCTTGATTAGTGTTAGGCTTTACTTGGAAGACAAACATTTCCTTTGCCCCTACCGGGCGGGAGGTAATTACTACCGTTGACGGCTCCCCTCCTTTGTTCGTAAAGTTCTCTTCAAACTGCTGCGTGAATGAATCGTACCGGCTCGGCTCTGTGGTGGAAAGCGGCCCCGTTTCGCTACCGTCGTCTTCGATTTCGATAATGATCTGGCCGACAAATCCAGCGTGCGACTGCTTAATGGAGTACATCATTTGCTGTACTTCCCGGTACTTGTTCAGGTCTGAATTTTCAGTATCGGGCCGGCCGTACCACTGCGAATAATCTGTTGAAAGGTGGAAAATCGTTGAGCGCACGCCCCCGTTCCCCTCTGAAAAAAGCGGGTAACGTGGTACCATTTCGGGCGGGTTTTTTTTCAAGTACTCCTCCGTCCAGATTGGAGAAAGGGCAAAGAATTTGTCCGGGCCTGTGTACCCTTGCGGAAGGCGGTACATAATACCTGTGCTCCGAATGTAGGATATTTTTGCACGCACCACTCCGTTTACTGTGGAAACGTCAAGGCGCACAAAAGCGTTGCCGGTTGCCTTGTATGAAAAGAATACCTTTTTTGCAATGGCCTTGATCTGATCTGTGCCTGCAACGTACTGCTTTATCTCGTCCCATGTACGCTGCGCCTCCGGGCCTGTAAGCGTTGTTGATTCTTCCCCGGTGAAAAAATCCATGTCTTCGCCCTGCGTCAAATAGGCGGCAGAACCGAAAGCGTAGCGGGATATTTTTTCAATGACGCTGCCGTGGGTAGTGCTCAACTTTGCCAGCATGAGATACCAGTACAGAACGCTATGCCCCGTCCAGTTATCCTTACCGGCAAACGGAACAAGCCGATACTTCTCAAAGGTTTTGGATAACTGCTCGCTGTCAGTTATCTCCTCCGGTATCGGATTCTGGATGTTCAGCAGTCGGAAGTTTCCGCGCCCCTTGTTTGCGCTCTTTTCTGCCTTTTTCATTGCCTCTTTCGGGCTGTCCAAGATCGATGCCATCGTAAATATCAATTTTATCTAAATCGACTTCGTGAATAGTGAAATACTGCGTCATTCCAAGGTCGTATAATTCCCACATTTCAGCCTCTGTGGGCGGTCGAAATTCCCTGCTTGACGGTGGCTCGCTTTTGGACGCTGGCAGTGTATAAGTGCCATGCTCCCCACCTTCCGAAGACAGGCAAAGGGTCACACCCTTTACTTGGGTGAAAACCCTTTGCCCCGGGGAGAATGCAGCCGGATTTATCCGAATTGCTCTCATAATATCGCTCATTTACAGCGCCTCAATTTCGGTGTCCGTCAGGTCGGTAAACGGACTAAGCGACTTCGATTGCCCTTCGATATTGAACTCCAAACGGGCTTCGTTTGCCGAGGTGTCTGTGTTCAAAGTAGGCACGACGCGCGTGTCCTGAATTTTAGAACCGTCAATACCGCCGACTGCGGTAGCGTCCAGTTCCAGCCCCTGAATGACTCGGGCGCCGTTCGTCATGACGTGAATAAAGACCAACTTACAAGCGGACTTCGCCAAGTCTGCTGTACTGGCATACAACTGCGTATAGCCTGCAAATTTCAGGAAAGCAGTCTGCGTGTAGGAAATGCGTTTGCCGTTCCGTGCGCCGACTTGATTGTAAAAGGAGGTTTGATCGCGGTCATAGTCGAGGCGTGCCCATTTGCCGGGCGTGCTCATCGTCATTGCCGTAATCAAATTACCTGTGGCCGTCACGCCGGTAATAAAGTCGCGATCGACATAGTAGGAATGGCTAATACCGCCATCCACTTGATCGCAAGCACCTCCGGCGTCTATTGCTAAAACCGTAACTGGCATAAGATAGAATTATTGTTGAAGGTTTGGAGAATGGCCGGGGGCTTTTGATCTACCCCCGGCCGTATATGAAAGGACGCCTATTATCATTAGGCACTTGCGTAAACTGCGAGGTTGGTATCACCCAAGCCCGAGCCGATACGCAGAGTGGTATTCATGTACACTTTGCCCTTGTACGGAGCGTCGAGGCGCTGCAAAAGACGCAGGCCCAAGCCTCCGAACTGATCAAGGTTTGCTACGTCGGTAGCGATACCAAAGTTACCGGGGGCAACGATTGCAAGGCGGTGGCGAGTACCTCCGACAATGGTGTCAAAGTTTTCGCTCTCGTCCCACTGAATGACCGGGCAGCCTTCGTAATGAAGTACGCCGGGCATGAGTTTGCCGGTACCGTCTTCCTTCGTCAGTTGGTAGTTCCAGGCTCCCTGAATACCTGCGTACTGCGTTTTCAGGTACTCTTTGTACGCACGGAAAAGCGAACCGGACATAAGAATGACCGGGAAACGTTTCACGCCGCCGCCGACGTTGATACCGTTATTGATCATCGATTTCAGTTCCGGTTTTGCCTTGCTGACCAACGTCGTCAGGAGTGCGTCGATATCGCCGGTGAAGTTGTCGCCGGTGAAGGACGCGCCCGGGATAACGTAGGAATAGTTCGTCAGGCCTTCGGTTTTCAGGCCGTCCATAATGGTAGCAAAACCTGCGCACGTTATGCTCGTTTGCTGGTCGTAGAAGTCATCCCACTCCGTTTCGCTTACGAGGTAAGAGCCGTTCGTGTTGGCCGTTTCGATAGCCGGGTGGTTTGCAAAGTGAATGATCTCGCTCAAGCCGTTGCCTAGGCCGACATATACGGCGTGCAAAAGTTCCTGCAGTACCGCAGAGCCTTCCGGGGTGGAAAGGAAGTCGCGAACGTCATTGCCGCCTCCGAAAATGCGCTCCAAGCAGTCCCCGTAAAAGGAGTCGGGGCACTCCTCCCCGTCGTACTCGATCGGGCAGGTATAAATCTCGGAAACGCCGAGAATAAGTTTACCTTTCGGATTCCAAGTGCAGCCATTTTTCCGGCTGGAAAACGGGTGTTTGAGCGAACCGAACCCGGCAAAGCGGGCTTTCAGGTCGTTGCTAATGCTCATGAGGGAATACAGGCCCAATTCGTTTGCCACGAAGTTAGGCTGCAAGACGCTGATCTTGCGAAACAGGCGAAGGGCTGCTGCGGTCTTGATCTCCACATACCGGGCATCCCGGGTGGAGTCGAGCACAACGCCTTCGGAAATTTGAACCGGGAAGATATTGCCAGTCGTAGAAGTCATCGCTGATATATTTTAAAAATGAATAATGCGTTTTGTGTCGGTTTGTAGGTGGCCTTGATTTACTCGAAGAACTTTGCCAGCCCCGGGGCGCTGATCACATTTGCTTTCTTCCCTGCGGAGCCTGCAAAGGCGGGAGGCTGGTCGCTGTTTGCTTGTGCCTGTTCACCTGCTGCTTGCAGTTTGCTTTCTGCGAGGTCGCTGGAAAGTTTCTGTACGGAGGTCGTCAGGGTTTTGATCTGGTCGCGCAATTCCTGCAGTTGCGTTTTGGTTTGCTCTGCTTCGGTTGCTGCTGCTTCGATCTTTTGACCGGCTTCGTCATTGGACTGCTGCAAGGTGGAAATTTGCGCTTTGAGGTCGGTCAGTTCCTGCTGTACTGCCTGTTCGGCTTCTGTTTTGGCCTGTGCCTTGATACCTTCCAAAGTCAGGCCTTCGAGGTGTTCCGTGGCTGCTTCGTGAAGTTCCACTTCGGTAGTGGTGTCAGCCGGCTTGCCGAGGAAAGCGGCGAAAAGTGCGAAAAGTGCTTTACTGATATTCATGCTGTTTAGTATTTACGTTTCAATTTATTTACTCTGTTCATCGCTGTTTGCAGGGTGCCTATGCCGTCGAGCAATCCGAGGCTTTTGGCCTGTGCTGCAAAGTACATACCTCCTTTGACGGACTCTGCCACTTCCGGTATGGAGGTGTCGAGGTTGCGGCTTTTGACGACGTTCTTTTGAAACTGCGCCGTCATTTTGTCCACTGTTTCTTGCATCCCTGAAAAGTCCCCCTGTACGGCTGCCAGCAGGTCGCGGTTTTTGTTCGGGCTGTCCTTACCGATAAGGAATACAGCGTCTTCGCTGACCTGTGCCAGTGCTTGCTTGGAAAATACCATCATCGCCCCGATGCTGCCTACCTGTGCAAATGCTCCAGAGGCCCAAATTTCGTTTGTACCGGCTGCTACAAGATATGCCGCGCTCGCTCCGAAGTGAACGAAAGAAACTACCGGCTTCGTCATCTGGTCAACGGCACTGCGCAGCATTTGTCCTGCGTAGGCCTCTCCTCCTCCCGAATTGATTTCCAGCACTACGCCGTCAATCGTAGGGTTGCTATTTGCTGCCAGTAGCCATTCGGTAGTGTCTGAAATACCAAAGGAAGACGGCCCGCCATCGACGCGCATAACTCCGGAAACTGGAATAATCGCCACGGTGCCTGCGCTGTACTTCCCGTTCATCATTTCAAAGCGGTTGCGCACCTTTACAAAGGGCGTTTCCATAGTGGGCGTGTGAAGGATAGGCACTGTTTTTTCGCGCCGTTCTGAAAGGGCGCCGGCCAGCAGTTCTTTGCTGTGCTCATATATTTTCAACTCTGAAATATAGTTATCGAGCGCCCTTTGGGCAAAGGCTTCTTCGATCGCCAATATAGTGCCTATGGAAAGTCCAGGTATCATATAGGGCAAAGGTATAGTCGTTTGTAGTGGTGGACTATATCACACCCGCTTTGCCGTGTTATGTTATATCTTAATTCTTTTTCAGTATAGTGCGAACCTGCATAACTGATAGCCTGTACTTGATAGCCAGCCGCCCAATGGTTGAGCCGTTTCGGTACTCGTTTCTGACTGCCGGGGCGACTACATTCTTGTACCCTATAAACTCGCAAAAGTGGCGAAGGTGTTCTGGAATGTCTTCGTAAATATTGACTTCCAGACCGAAGTTGCGGGCCAGCCTGACGCAAGCCCATTCAAAGACTTCTTTTTCGTTTTCTCCCATACTATTAGCTTTTAAGCTTGCCGGATTTTACCCCCCATTCTACCCAGTTGATAAGGCCGTCAGTAGCACAGCAGTAAAAGTAGGGCGAGAGGTGGTATTCATTGTGCAGCCGGATAATGGTCAAATAATCTTTGTCCTGTGCTGCCTGAATGATTTCTGCGTGCCTGTTTTCTGGAAGTTTTGAAAAATCCCACATCGGTAGCAATATTTTGTGTTCGTATCTGGACACCCTGGGCTGGTCCGCCCATTCTGGAAGGGTCACTGCACCCGTAACCTCTGAAAGGTAAAAGTCGAAGTCGCTGATCTGCTTGTTCAGTTTGCCGTATGCCCGGGCCTTGATATTTACCTTTTCTTTATACCTACAATCTCCGGGCCATAAATAGCCACCATTAACCCAACTGCCAACCGCATAAATTGCGCTACCTGCGAAGATCGCTGCAAGGTATTGGTAATGTACCTGCGCGACCGGGTGGAGCGAACAGAAGTCAACTGCGGCGCTGTGGCGGCAATTTAACTGCCATTCATTCACAGCTTCCATATCCCACTGTGGATAGGTCATAGGTATTCCTTCGTTGTTACGCAGTTTTCAGGCACTCCTATGGTGTCACCTCCGTAGCCAAAATTCGCCCATGCCCCGAACCACTTTGTCTGCTGCGTGCTGTCTGTGTACTTGTACACATCAAGGCCTGCTGACTGAATTACGATTTCAAACTGCCAGCACGCCGGGCGTTTCATCTTCCAGTAGCGCAGTCCCTTTGTCGAGTGCTCCCGGTCGCTGTACTGGAAAGAGCAATACGGAAGGTTGAGGGCATTAAGTACGTCCACCAAATTTGTGACGTATGGCAGACCTCCTATATTGACAATGTTCAGCAGGCCGAGGCTTATCGGGGTCGTTACATATTGAATACCTTCTAAAATGATGCTGGAAATTTTCAGATCGTCAAGCGTGGCCTGTGTCATAAACACCCCTAAATCTTGATAGTATTCGCACTCTGTAAAGGAGCAGCCGCACGGAAGGTTGCAGCACTCGGAAAGCGATGCTGGAATAATGCCAGTTATCGGGGTCGGTATATTATTACCTGCTTGGAAGTCGGTTATATCGGTCGCCTCAAAAATGATATTTCGGCCCCGGTATGGAATAAGCAAACGCCGCCGAAAATCAAAACCTTGATAGTCCGACATACTGATAAATGCCAGCAGGTTCACGCGTTCTCCGTAAAGTCCCTGTACTACCGTATTCAGCCAAAAGAGGTTAAACAGGTCGTTTGGCTTATTGGAAAAGACTGCGTTACCGTCAATCGCCGGTGCCGGGTCTGTTTCCCATTGTCGGAGCATTGAGGCAAAGCCAATTTCATCGCTTATTGCATCGTCATAGTAAAAGGCTGTATAAAGGTCTGCTGCTGCTATCGGCTTCGGATTGACCTGCCGAACCTTGCCGTAAGCGAACAAAACCCGAGGGCCAATTTTGAATGATCTTTCAAGCTGGTCATTATCCCACATCCGGGGAATGTAGGGCATAGGCGCCCGCCCTACCTTTTTCAGTTCTGTGGGCTGCCCGTCGAGGGTCGGCTCAAAAAACGGGTTGCTGTACTCTGTAACTTCGTCAGGAAGTTCGTCGCCGTTTGTGACCTTGCGACTATGCGCCGGCTCAGGTAAATTAAGACTGTCAACGTAAGCATCTGTGCTTTCTGCAAATTGTATTCTGGAATATCGTTTCAGGGTCGGCCGAATAGGTGTGCGAATGATTGACGGCTCGATCACTATGTCAGTCCAGTCAAGCGGGCTGTCTTCGATATTCACAAAGCCCGGTACTATCTCCCCGTCAACTTCGGTCGTTCTCTGTGGAAAGACTGCAATGGTACGGGTAATGAAGTCGGCCGAAATTCTGCCATTGACGAGGTGCAAAAACCCTTTGAATATATCAAGCAAGGAATACGGTTCAAGTGCCTTGCTTATCTCTATGACATCGCCCCGGGTAAATGCGTTTTGATTCGGCCGGGTCGTAAACTTGTACCCTTTCTCCAAAGTGATATTTCCGGTGGTATTAAACCTGACTGCTGCTTTATAGTCAACCGCCAGTTCGCAGTCCATTTCCACCTTGATATATCTCGTTTCGCTTGCGTTAAGTTCTACGATAAAGTCATCCGTAAGTATCTCCCCGTTCGGTATGTTCCCGGGTCCAACTCCTTCGACATAGAAAAAGATTTCCCGAGGTACTGCGTCATTGTTCTGGACAAATCCTTCAATGATGAAGCGATACGTTGACCTGTACGGAAAGGGGTTTTGTATGCCCGCCATCCATACACCTGTGCCGTAAGGTATCGCGTTTGCCCCGGGGTCATAGTCGAGGGCTGTTACCGGGATAAACGACCATGGTGTGTATGCCCAATCGACAAGGTCTTCCCGCCCCATAATGATGCAGTCGCCGCCTGTGCTGACTGTGTAAAAGTCCCGCTTTAGGAGGTATGCCCACAATGAGCGAATCCGTTCTGCTTCTTCCAGTTGGCATTGAAACGTCCAGCCGATTTCGCAGAACCCTTGCTTTAGGAGTGCGACAAGGTTGACCAATGGCCGGAAGTCTTCAATCGCTACCGTTTTGACCGGGTTTGTCGTCCCTTGATCTGGCAGCCTTTTATCTACCCATGTGCCGTAATCGATCAAAGGCCAGTAGGTAGTATTACCCTCTACTTCGTCGTATGCCGGTAGTTGCCAGCCTGCGTCAAGGTTTGCTGCTGTAAGCGTGAACGTACCGAGGTCTATGGTGTTAATCAGCTTCGTTTTGGCCTGTTCCAGCCAGTGTGAAGTCGGTTGCAAAAGTTCTACTTCGTGCGTGCCGTCTGCCTGCATTGAAATATATCGCAGCCGGTTTAGGTTTATGGCGTTCCCGTTGACTGCCACCAAAACGCTATATTCGGTATCTCTGCGATCGAATACCCGAGGTGAATGGTATTGCTCAAATATAGCATTATTGCGCTCTGTGGCCGGAAGGGTAAAGCGTAGCGCCCATTCTGCATTGATCTTGTTTATGTCCGAAAGCGCCTCCATGCTTTTTGAAAGGCGTACCGGCTGATCAACGTCAAGAAATGCACTGCTGTCGGTAGTGTTCATCAGTGCTTTTGTAACGTCCGAAATATTCTTTATCTGTATGCTGACCATGTTTAATAGTTGGCTTCTGCGACTGTTGTGCTGTCTGGAATATCCATATCATTTAGGTAGCCTGTAACGGTAAATATTAAGGCTTCTTCGCTCTGGTACGTTTGAACCTCCCCGGGGTCAACAATAAACTTTACTGCTTTGTACCCTGTGCCGACCGGCACCCGGATCCACTTCTGCGCACTTGCTACAAAATCGTCCAGCCATGCCCCTAAATCTGTGTTTTTGTCCACGGCTTTTGATAGCGTGACTTTCTGAAAAGCCCGGGTATTAACGGTGCGGCGCCCGCCGTGTTTCATTATCCAGTTTTGGTCTGCGCTTGCTGCCTGTGCCAGTTTCACTTCTGTGCTTTCGCTTACGGTTGAACGGCTCGAAATTTCATCCATTGGCAAGGTGCCAATACCTCCCTTGCTGGTCAGGAAATACAGTTCTGCAGCCCCGCAATAATTGCCCACCTTGTATTTGAGCGTTTCGGTAGCGGCCGTTTCTCCGTCGTTGCTGGACGCTTCGATATACACTGAATACCAATCAAGGTCTTCAACTGCTTCGGTTAAAATGTCGGCTATTGCCTCGGGTGAAACGTTGATCGAAATGTCCTTTGCCGATATCCAAAATGCGTTTAAAAGTTCGTCAGCCGTTACCGTACTGCCGTCCTTTAGTTTGGCGCTGATCTTTAAAGTCAGGGCCGTCAAATTGGTATAAGATGCAGGATTATTCAAGAACCAAAGCCATGCAAAACTATCCTTTGCGAGTTCGTAGGACTTCGGTTGACTGGTCAGAAAATAGGGCGCTGTTTGCCCCGGCTCAAAGCCGTTCGGGTGTCCTTTCCAGTATTTACCCATGCGATATTCGTCTGTCTGGTCAAATGCGATATTCACCACCCAATACTCCCCGTTTTGCGCAAAGGTGCCAGATACCGGCTGGCAGTCCTCCCTCCATACAATCCCGGCCATAACTTTGAACCTCTGAAAGATTTCACTTATAACACCCCCGGTACTGTTTAAGAGGAGGTCAGGCATACGGGTGAACATAAGCCTACGCACGTCCGGCATATAGTTGACTTTTAAAGGGTCAACGCTGGCGCATCCTGAAATCGGCTCGAACCCTTCAAAGGGAGTGATATTTTGAAAACCGAACGTACCGTATCTAAGTAGTGACGTAACGACCTGTATGCCGTCTTTCACAACGGCTGCTGTGCCGTTGGTTGCCGAGGCTGTTGCCCCTGCTCCGGTAAGTCCTGCGAAGTCCATGTCTGGCGAACTAAAGGCACTTTGCGGGCGGCACTCTTTCCACTCTATTAGAACTTCGTTGCTGCCAATTATCTGTACATCGCAAACCCGAAAAAATATGTTTGAGCGAATCATCGAAGCAAAGTTGCTTGCCGTTTCGCTGTCGCTGGCAACCATTTTAAAACTAGTGCTTGTAAAGTCGCTTGTGTCCTGAACTGTGAACGTATAGCCCCATATTTTGAAGGTAGTACCATTGGCGGCAATACCGGCGCCGGTAAAGTCCACGCTAACGGTGGGCCGTACTCCTACCGTATCAAACACTTCGCCAGTGGTGGGCTGGAATGAAAGTTCTAGCGCATCATTTATGCCGAGGGGCAAATTTATGGTCGGGCCTGTGACTGTCATATATTTTTGCTTTTACTGCTGCCTGTTTTGGTTGAGTGCGTTTTGTCTTTCTGCAAGCCGGTTTGTAGTGTCGAGGCCTACGACAACGCCCTGCTGGACGCTCTGGCCGGTCTTCTGTGCGACGATATCACCTACAATGGTGCCTAACTGCTCGACCTGCTGTGCGGTAAATCCTGCGGCCGCTGTGACGTAGATCGCCTGCGTGCTAGAAGGTGTGTTAGGAACTACCTGTACGCCGACAACGCCCCCGGCTGCAAATGCTCTGCGCCCGGTAAGTCGTTCCCGTTCCAGCATGGTCACAATCTCCCTGCGCTGACTTACAAGCCACTTTGGTATGACATATTCGCCATCGTGTACAACTGCGTCCTGACCTATGCGCCCGGCTACCTTGTGGCCTGTGCCGTCAGTTACTGTGCCGGTTCCGGTATGCCCGCCGCGCTGGAAATCTTTAAGGTTTGACACGAAACGCTCCGGGTAATACTGAAAATCAGAGCGGTTTTTTTGACCACCACCTGCAAAGGTTTGTTTCTTGATAAAGGCCACCTGTATAGCCGTAGCTGCTGCGATTGCCCCGGCAAGGATGAAATTTGGGAGGGCTTGAATAACTGACAATGCTCCCTGAATAATCGCTTCTTTGATTGCTATTTGCTGACGCTCCCGGGCCGCCTGTTTTTCTATCTTCGCTTTTTCGGCCGCAAGATCAGCCGCCAGCTTCTTTTCAAGTTTTGCATTTCCTTGTGCGTCAGCAATACGTTTCTGATAAGAGGCGTCAAGTGCCTCCGTTTCCAATCTTGTGCGTTCTTCCAGTTCATTGCGTTGAAAACCGAATATGTTTTGTGCAAGGGTTTGTGCTACCCGTATGCCGCCATTGATAAGGTCTTCTAACATCCTGCGCCTGCGCTCCTCTGCGTCCTCTATTGCTTTCAGTTCCTTCTCCCTGTTTTCCTGTATTCCTTTTTGAGCAAGGGCGTTCATCCTGCCAATGGCTTCTGCCCTTTCTTTTTCAGTTTCTTCGTCTGATTTTTTGCGGAGTGCCTGTAAATCTGCGTCGGAAGTTGCAAAGGCTTTTTCGTACTTCTTTGCCTGTTCTTCTCCGCCGAAAAGATCAACGTTTACAGACTTACTGCCTAACTGTTCAAGTAATAGGTTGAAGGGCTGCAGAACCTTATTTGGGTCTGGGATAGTGTCAGAAAGAAGAAACGCCAGCCGGTTTTCAAGGGCTGCAAGGTCTTTCTCTGTGGCCGCCAGTTCCTTGATTTTGTCGGTAAATTTTTCCGTGTCCCCCGGCAGTTTTTCAATCTCCTCTTTCAGCCGTGCTACCTCTGCGCGAAGGAACGCAAGCGAGCCGGCCAGCAACTTTTCCTGCTCCTTTGTTTTCTCTGCTGACGCCTTTACGTTATCAAGCGACTTCTTTGTGTTGTCGGCTACGGCTTCCGTGGTGGCCTCTACTTTTTTTATCGTTTCGCCTGTGACTTCTGCGTATTGGCGCTGCGCGTCCAGCAGGTCTTGCTGATCGGCTGTTAAACCTTGTTCGGCTGCTGCTGCAAAGCGACGGCCCACGGTGTTGAACCTTTCGTCAATGGTTTTTAACTGATCTTCAAGCGCCTTTATATCTCCGTCAAATTGGGCCGTAAGACGTTTGCGAAGTTCCTGCGTATTGATCACACCGAAATTTCGTACCGTTTCCCCTGCTGTAAGGCTACCGAGTAGCGCCCTGTCTGGGGTTGCTTCCAATTCTACCTGTCGGAGTTGGCGGCTTATCAGTTCCGCTTCAACGGCTTCTTTTGCCCGTAACCTTTGGCGCTCGACAATCTGCTCCCGCAAGGCGCTGGTCAACTTTACCTGAATAAACGCCAACTGTTCAGCCCCGGCGCCTTCCAATTCCTGCTGTTTAAGCAGTTCCGGGTATTGCTTTAAAAGTTCGCCGATAGCCTTGTTTCTCTGGTCGCGGCTTGCCTTTTCGTTGCCAAGTATTGCGATATTCTTTTCCAGCGAAACGGACTCCTTTGCTATCTGGATATTCGCCTGCAAAAGACCGTCTTCGTAGGCTTCAATAGCAAAGGTTGCGCCGTCCGTGGCAAAACTCCAATCGCCAAGCAATTCAATAGACTTCGCCAGTTCTATGACGAAAAAGGTCAGGCCGTCAAAGATAGCCTGAAAAAACCCGCTTACTTTGTCCCCTTGCACAAGGGCCGTAAAGGCGTTGTTCAACTTTTCTACGCTGGCGGCAAGGTTGTTGTTTTTCTTCTCAAACTCTGCGTAGAGTGAATCGGTACTTTTGAGGGCTGCGCCTGCTGTGGTTGTTCTCTGCCGAAGCAGGTCAATATTGCCGCCCAATTTACCGAAGACTTCGATTGCCCCCTGTGCCGATATATCGAGGTCGTCCAGTATCTGTGCAAACTCTACGTTAGAACCGGCGCCCTGTGCTACCTTTTCAGAAACAAGTGCCAGTGCACCTACGAGGTCGGTTTTTACCAATTTGGTAAATTGATCGACCGGGACGTTTAGGCTTTTGGCAAACTGTTCCGGGGTGCGGGCCAGCAGGTTTAAAAGCCTGTTTACGGCTGTCGCTCCGCGCTCTGGATTTATGGACAATTCAGCGAGGGCCGTGGATAGGCCAAAAACTTGATCTGTCGTAACTCCAAGCGGTACGGCTGCACCCGAAATACGGCTGGCAAACTCTGCTATTGCTCCGGCGGTTGCCGGGCCTTGTGTTTCAAGTACGTTGAGGGCATTGCCTATCTTTAGCAGGTCGTCGCTTACGTTCTCCGTGCGAAAGTCTGTAAGGACGTTGCGAAGTCCGGCTACTCTGCGCGTAAGGTCGTCAACGTCTGCAAACTGATCTCCGAGGGCGACGTTCAAAACGTCTGTGCTTTCTGTAAACGCTTCGATCTGATCTGTGGCGATACCTAACTGGCCGCCGATCTGTGCGATATTTAACTGGTCGGCAAGGTTTGTCCTTGTGTCCCTGAATTTTAGGCGGTCGGCAAGAACGTCCACCTGCTCAATGGTCAAGCCGGTCGTTTTGGCTACGTTGGCAATGCTGTCCGAAATTACCTTATTCCTGTTCAGTATTTCCTGTGCGGCAAAGGCTACGCTGAAAGAACCGGCCAGCCCTGCCAGCGTGCCAGCAAGCCCGGCAAAGGCGCTGCGGTAGTTGCCCACGTTGCCGGTGTAACGGCCGATACTTTGCTCAAGCCCATCCACCTGACGCTTTACTGCTGCTGCCTGCTTTATAAGGTTTTGCCCGAATGTGCTCTGCCTTTCAAGGGCCGTCAGTCTGGAAATTTGATCTGACAAGCGGGCGTACTCTATGCGCAGCCCGGCAAGGCTGCTGCTTGGAACTGTCAAAGATTTAAACTCCCTGTTTAGAGCGCGCTGTTTGCCTGTAAGATCGGCAATTTCTGTTTTAGCCTTTCCTACCTCCCGGGCGAGTTCTTTAAAGCGGTCGTCGCCCTCCTTTACTGCTCCGCTGCGAAGTTCTTTATTGACTTCTTTGAGCTTGTCGCGCAATTCCTGAATGCGCTTTGTTAGGCCTGCGTCGGTAGCCGAAAGTTCAAATACTATTTTCTTTGCCATGTTACACCGCTATTTTGATTTTTTCTGTGCGGAACTCTGTGCGTGCCAGTGTGGCTTCTGCGTATTGCTCCCCGGCCTGTTCTACCTGTCTATCAATAAAACCTTCGTTTTGCCGAATGGTATAATCTATCCAGCCCTTTCTGCGTCCGTTTTGTGAAAATCGGTAAGATGCTTTCGTGGGCATACCTTCGCGCTTGTGCTTGTTTGCTGTGGCGAAGGCCGCACGGATAGCCCGCTTTTCTGATAGCCCGCGCAAGCGAAAGTACCTTACCAACGCGTCAATATACTTGCTTGATTTTGCCCCGGAACCCGGGTTAAAAGGTATCTTGTTTGCAGGTACTCCGGTGTTCAAAATTAGGCCGTAATCTTCTGCCATGACGTACCCGGTTATCCCGTTTTCCGTTACCTTGACTTCTGCTTCAAGGGAATTGATTAAGCGCCCGGTCAACTTGTGACCTTGCTTTTCAAGCTCCTCTTTGAACTTGTCTATCATTACCTTTAAAACTGCGTCAATTATAGCCTGCATTTAGTGCGGTTTAAAGATTCCAATAACAAGCATCGTCAATGTAGGCCGAATGGTCGAACTCTGGATTTAGGCAGCCCTGACGGCTTTTGAAGTTGAGCAAAAACCCTGTGCCAAATACATTGTCGGCCGGGTAGGTAACGCGAAACATTGATTGCACGGTAATTTGATCGGATAGGAGTTTGGGCGTAGTGGCCACGGCTGACATAATTGCCCCCTGTTCGATCATTGCCTGCGCCCTATCCTTGTGTAGCAGCAAGTCGCGTTCGTCGTCCACGCGGTAAATGGTGCAGCCTGCAAGGTATTGCAGCGCGTCAAACAAAAGCGACTCCGTGCTTTCAAAGATTTCGTTTATGCTGCGCTCGTCTGCTTCGTCGTATTTGTCCAGCAGGTACAGTTCAAGGTTGAAGTCTACAAGGCGTTTTGCCTGCTGCGATACTGTGGCGTTGACTTCGAATGTAGCCAGTAAAGGAAAGCGCCAATCGACTTGTGCCGTGTAAACCGGAATCGGCCCACGCCTTGACCAAAAGTACGGCTTTCCTTTGTCCAGTATGGTCGCCCCGAGGTTGCTGGAAAACATTTCGCCGCCCCTCATATACTCTATTACGCGCCACGTTTCCAACTCCGGTTTGGTCATGGTGGCCTGTTTCAGCCCTTCGTATAAATCCTGTACGGTAAACATGGTGCAAAAATACCTGCTTTAGTGGGTGAAAGGTTCGGGGCTGTTCTTTTGCTCGCTAAGTTGCAACGGCTTTTTTCAGGCTGAAATAACGAACGGCTTCGTGAAAAGGAAATTCACAAGCCGCCCGAATTTTGTCCCCTGTAAAGCCCGGATATTCTGCCGCAAGATCAAAAATCAACGTGCGCCAGCCGCTTTTGCTGAACGCTTCCTTTGCCCTTGCTTTTGCCACATCAAACGCCCGCCTTTCTGCGTCAATGTCCCCAATGCCAGATGCTCGAAAACGCGGGCCATCAAAAAACCACTTATTGTAGGGGTCTGTGCTGACGGCTTGGTAAAATTGGGTAAAAAAAAATCAAGGTTAAGGGCTACGTCCATCGTAATATCTGCAAAATACGCTGTGCGTTCTCGTATAAAGGCTTCGCGGGCCATGTCTTCTGTTGGCATGATCTCCCCGTCCATTCGGAGTAATGCAGCAAGCAGGGTGCAATACGAGGTAAATAAAAGGCTGCCTGTTTCGTCCCCCTGCTTTTCAATAGTGGCCTGAATAATTCGCTGCGCTTCCAGTACCTCAACTGCCTGTGCCGCTGTGATAGTGGTCATTGACATCTGGCCGTAAAGGCGGGCCGGCACATGGTACTTTTTACCTTTGTACTCTATTGGAGCGCCGGTAAAAAACCCGGCCGAGGGCGTAAATTCAGATAGCACTTTTGAGTAATAGCCAAATATTTGAATCAAGCCATTCAGCCGACCTTTCTCTGTGCCGTCCCCTTTTAAGGGCAAGCTCAAAAAATCCTGTATGTCAGCCCCTGTAAGTTCTGAAAGCGCCCGGGCCATTACAAGGATATGGTTGTCTTTTTTGTCGTCGAATTTCTCCATTTCCTTTGTGTAGGAAATGAAAGACGAAAGGCGAATTTCTGCCACGATTGAGGGTAGAAAAATCGCCTTTCCTTCGCTACTTTTGATCTGAATCATTTCAGGCGTTCTTTGATAACCTTTGCAAGTTGGCGGGCCGAAAGTTCCTGCGGGTCTTGTGCCAGTTCGATTTCCTTTACTACGCAAAAAGCGACCAGTTGCGCTTTGCTGTAATTTTGCGTAATGTACGGAAGCATGGCCGTCTTTAAGTCTTTCTCCATCTGTTCAAAATCAACCAGCTCTGCGTTCTGATCTCCCGGTGTTGTGGTGTGAAGGTCAGCAGTAAATTCTCGCTCAACCTCCGCAGCAGCCCGTTCTACGGCTGACTTTTTTTTTGCAGGCGCCGGTGCAGGTTGTGTTTCTTCAACCTGTGCAGGGGATGTCATTTGTCGCTGTGCCGGTTCTTCTGCTTCAAGGGTTGGTACAGTATTCAAATTCACTTTTGAGTGAATCGAGGGCCGTTTTGTGCCTTTCTGGATAGGCTCGGTTGACTGCTGTACTTCTGCAGGTGCGCTCTGCTGTTCCAGATTGAATTGAACCAATTTTTGCAGCCCCGGGTGCCCGTAATGAGTGCTGATAACCTGGCGAATTGCCCGGGTTAACATAGTGCTTGCGCCTGTTTCATTGTAGGCTGTTTTGTAAGCCTCTACAAGTGTGTCCAGTGTTTTTTCGTGTCGCATGAAAAGTTTTTTTTGCAAAGGTAAAAAAACGTATCAAAAAAACAAGGGCGCTCCCTCGTTTGGGTGCGCCCTTGCTTAATTTACCTATAACCGTATTTATTGTACTGATTCAGTATTTGCAAACTATGTGCCAGTTCTCCCGAAATAGGGAGAAACGGGAGAAACTTTTAGCCGTCTCCAAGCCAGCCTTTCCCCTGTGCCGCCATGCGATTAAATTCCTGCCAGACAAAGACGGTCAAGGTATTGGTTATAGTACTCCCAGGGGCTGCCTAAGTGGCCGGGCTTTTTAAATAACATCAAGTATGCACTTTTGGATTTTAGGACTCATATTTATTGTCATCCCTGCCATTAGAGGATGTTACATTTTATCAAAGTACGCCCCAAGGCAGTACAAAGACGATTTCCCGGACGGCGCGTAACGTTCGTTATACTTTTTGACCGCTTGTGAGATTTTTTGAATTTATTTTGCTTTCGGTATTGACAAATGCAAAAAGGCGTTGTATCTTTGTATCATCAATAACGAACTAAATAACTTTTACCATGCGAGTTTCAGCAACAACTTCCGCCAACATCCAAAAAATAGAAAATGAGTTAACTGACGTAAAAGCCGTCTTTCATAACTATAAAGATGGTATTTACTCTTTCACAGTAAGCAAATGCCCTAAAAATGAAATTCAAGATTTTATTTTAAAATCTTGCAACCCTCACAAAGAAGGATTTGTAGTAAAATATAAATAACATGCCTAACCAACACGGCGGACGCCGTCCGAACCAAACCGGACGGCCCGCCAAACCTCCCGATAAAAAGCGGGTCAAGGTGGCGATAACACTGCCGCCGGACTTGCACCAGAAAACCGCCGGTGGCCGCTCCCGGATAATTGAAGCGGCATTGAGAAACTATTTTTTAACTATTACCTAATACGATGACGGCTACCGCATCGACTTCGCTCAGAAGGTGGAGTCGATTGGGGATAAAAGATGGCACCACCAGTATCGACACAAAGATACTGATTTTATTACCTTTTTTAGACGCAAGCTCCTGCTTTTCCTTTTCTGTTTCATGGTACCCGCGCCAAAAGTCGCAAGACACCGCCGAAAGCATATTTGAGGCAATAATAGACTGCTCCAAATAGCCAGCCACTTGATTGAAGGAGTGCACAAGCGAGCCTACCAAATCCCGCCGCGCCGGTGCATCTGAAATTGCGGCCTCAAACGCTTTTTCGTCCGGGCCGGTAGTGTTTATGCCTGTAAAGGAAAATCGTTTATTACCGGGCTTGTGTAGGCGCACAAGCGATACGTTGACACCGGTTTGATTATCCGCATACTTAAAACAGGGGCCTAGGTGTTCAACTGTGCCGTACTTGTCAATGATGCTACCGAGCAATTCCCGGGCGCTGCTGTACTGGTTTTGCAGCGTTTCAGAGTTTAATAGGCAGGCTATTTTTCCACCGTCCGAAATGATATCCCACGCCCGAAGCAGATGCTGCGCACCTACCGAAAAGGGCGGGTTCATCAAAATCAAATCAAAGTGATATTTGCCCCCGTATTGCATCCAATCGTCTCCTATAATCCGGTACCCTTTGCCGGATATTACGCTCTGCAGGTCGGGGTCAATTTCCACGGCATATAGCCGGCTTTTGTCCCTGTTGTATTTGTTGGCGGCGTTTAGAAGATCGCCCCGTCCTGCTGACGGGTCAAGAACCATTGCGCCTGCTTTGATATCGTCTATGTATGGCTCAACCATGCGTTGAGCGACTTCAAACGGTGTGGGGTAAAACTGCGTGCCAAACATCGTTGATAATTTTAAAGGTTGTAGCCTGTTTTGTGCTTGCCGATGCTCATGCGCATCATTGCCTTTCGCATTCCCTTGCCGCCTGTGCGATTTTTCAAAGGGTCTGTGTTTGGTTCAAGCCTGCGGCCGTAAGTTGTGGCCGTGTACGTTTTGCAGCCTTTGATAAATTGGTAAATCTCCCGGCCTGTGGTGGCTTCATAAAGGTTGCGAAGAACTCTGTTTCGGTTTGCCATGATCTGTATTTTTTTAGTGGTGAAGGTGAATTTTGGTTTTTTGGGGTAGTGCTTTATACTGCGACTGCTGTGCTTTCGTACCGGGCTTTAAGGAACGCCATCGTGTACGAACTTTTTGCTATAAGGTTTTGAGCAAGGAAAGAGCGCCATTCGCCCTTTTCTGCATCAAAGTAGGCTATTTGATTTATTGGCCGGGTGCCCTTGCTAGTGCCTTTAATCGTGGCCGGGTCGTATTGGCCGACGCGAGCGATGCGCACAGTTCCGTCTGTTTTGAAGTACGCGAACTCGCGTTCCTTGCCTTCTTTGATTTTTGAGGCGTACCATGCCGTTTTGAGGGCTGCGCCGAAAGAAAGAAATTCTCCTTTTATACTGTGGGCCAGTTTGAAGATTTCGCTGCGTGTCATGGTGTTGCAATTTTAGTGGTGTTTACAAATTAAGTTGATATTGTGTGTTTTGAGGTCGGCAAATGTTTGGTCTGCTTTTTTGTAGCGCAGCCGGATTGCTATTTGCTTTGATTGCTCGTAAAAGTTGGCGTTCTGAAAGTACCTGTGCACAAACTCGCAGGCTTCGTTATACACTTTATCGGCGGCTTCAAATACCGCCTTTTTGATAGCCTTTTTGCCGGTGCCTGCTGCAAACAACCTTGCTGCGCAAGTGGTGCCGTAATGAGTAACTTCGCCGGTGTTAAGGTTTTCCATCCAAACCACCCGGGCCAGCCTTTGCTTGCCGCAGCAGTTGCAAAAATTTAAATCATCATTTACTCCTAAAATTTTATACTGTGCCATGATCTTTATTTTTTCTTGTCTGCCTTATTGGCCTTACAAAGGTAAGTAGTGTAGGTGAAACAAAAAAACATTTAGGCAATTATTTTTCATATTTTTTTTATCGCTATTTAAAAGTGATAAAAAAGGAAGGGCCAGCCCACGTTTGGGCCGACCCTTATCCTCATGAAAAACCGTATTTTATTGATCTATATCCTTTGCTGGCACTATCCACCACCAGCGAGAATTTCCGTTTTTCTCTGTGGTTCTGGCTTCGTAGGCCGTTCCACCTGTGGGCGTTTGGATTTGCTCAAAATGGTGTTCCCCTTCTTCGTCTGGACGGGTTGAAAGGATTTTCAAAATGTGCAGCCGGGCTTTAGGCTGCGTCGCTGTAACCTCTGCTTCTTCGCGAAGTGTTTCGGGTTGCTCTGTGGGGTTCGGACTTTTGCCGAAAAATAGCACCCACACGCAGGATGCAGTTGCAAAGATCGATCCGGCAAGGTAAATCCAGTGTTCGGATAGCCACCTTTGGGCTGCCTGTGTTTCGTTGCCTGTGCTGGAAAGCAGGAAGACACCCAGACAAATGACTGATACAAGTTTGATAAAGTTGTGCATACTTTAGGAATGAAAGGTTGAAAATCATTTGTAGTTTACTGTTGGCAAACGGAGTCAATTTCTTGTGCAGCCATTTCCAGTTGACTTGCTATGTCTTCAAGGCTGGCAACGTTTTCTTCCATCTTTTGCCCTCTCTCCGTTTGCTGCAAGCCCTCTGTCAGGTTGTAAAACTTACCTTCTTCTTCGTCTCTGATTTCTGTCACTATTTCCATTGCTTCGTTTATCAGGTCAATGGCTTTTTCAAGGCGTTTGCGGTCGTTCTTATTCATGTTGTTTTGTATTGAGTGCGTTTTTTAGTGCGTTATACCCTTCGGAAGGGAATGCAACGCCGGTCTGGTCTGATTTAGGGGCTTGATTCAAGCCATATCTACAAAAAGGCGGCAAAGGTTTGGAAGAGCCCTTCTTCCAGGGGCCTGCCGGTGGTGAGTTGGTAATCGTCTTTGGCGCGGTTCCACAGGGCGATGGCCGTGTCCAGGTCGGCGGAGTTGGCGCGCAGCAGCAGTTCCACTTCCGTGTTTTCCTTGTTCAGGCGCACTTTGGTAACTTGAATGGATTGGCCCAGGCCCGTTTGGTCGAGCCAGCGTTGGTAGGCATTTGCTTTCTGTTTGAAAAAGGCGAGGTCTTCCGGCGTAAAAACGATGCTTTGCGATTGGAGCGAGCCGTGCAGGAAGAGGGCGGCGGCTGTAAAAAGGAGGGGGAGAAAATGCGTCTTCATAAACAACTTTGGAGTGTTATGTTTTTTTAAATACAAAAGTAGGGAAATTTGTAAAATGTTGCCCGGGTGGCCCGCGCCTTTAGGCCGGCCCGTGCGAGGCGCTTTAGCGCTGAGCCCAAAAATGTGCTTTAAAAATCAAAACGAATGGGAAGCTGCGATTTCAAGGCGCGCTTCTTTGCTAAGCGCTAAAGCGCCTCGCACGGGCCGTCCTAAAGGAGCGGGCTACCGGACTACACTGCCACCGGCGCCTTGATCGCCGGCCAGGGATCATAATCCACCAGTTGAAAGTCCTCGTATTTGAAAGCAAACAGGTCTTTTACCTCCGGGTTCAGCAGCATTTTGGGCAGCGGGCGCGGTTCGCGGGACAATTGTAACTGTACCTGCTCCATGTGGTTGCTGTAGATATGCACATCGCAGAAGGTATGGACGAAGTCGCCGTATTGCAAGCCGCTCACTTGCGCCATCATCATGGTGAGCAGCGCGTATGAGGCGATATTAAAAGGCACGCCCAGGAATACGTCGGCGCTGCGCTGGTAGAGCTGGCAGGAGAGTTTGCCGTTGGCGACGTAAAACTGGAACAGGCAATGGCAGGGCGCCAGGGCCATATCGGGGATATCGGCTACGTTCCAGGCGGACACGATCATGCGGCGGCTGTCGGGATTTTTACGAAGCGTATTCAGCACTTCGGATATCTGATCCACCACGCGGCCGTCGGGGCATACCCAAGAGCGCCATTGTTTGCCGTACACCGGGCCCAGGTCGCCATTTGCATCTGCCCATTCATCCCAGATGCTGACGCCGTTTTCCTTTAGGTAGCCGATGTTGGTATCGCCCTTCAGGAACCAAAGCAATTCGTGAATGAGGCTTTTAACATGCACCTTTTTGGTGGTCACCAGCGGAAAGCCCTCCTGCAGGTTAAAACGCATCTGATAACCGAATACGCTGATGGTGCCGGTGCCGGTGCGGTCGCTTTTTTCCGCGCCGTGATCGAGTATGTGCTGCAAGAGATCGTGGTAAGCTTTCATGACAGGTATTTTTACAGCCTTGCCGGCGAACATTATTTGAGCTAATGTAACGGGATTTCTCCTACTCTTCCCCCACCCTTCTCCAATTCTTCCCCAACCCTTCCCCAAAAAAAATCCCCATATTTGCAGCGACTAAAAAACAAAATCCCATTTTAATCGTAATAGCAGTCGGTTAACACCCGCCAGAGCGGCAAGAAGCGCCGAAACGTTTTCTTGTGGAAATTGGGCGTTAAGATTGCGCCTGAACTCGTCCCCTGCGTCCATCATAGCCTTTTCTTCTTCGTGCTCCCGGGCTAGTTCGTCTTCAAATTGCACGGTCAACCCTCCTTCTGCACTTTCTTTGTAGATTTCAATGATCTGCTTGCGGTAACTCTCCCGGCATGCTTTTTCATCTTTGGCACCTCCGGGCGTATTGTCGAACCATTTTGTAAAGTCTGGCAGAGTCATTTCATAACTCTCTGAAAATATACCCACGGACGGGTCACCATGATCTGTGATAAATACTCGCATCTTGTTTGCTTTAGTGGTGAATAATAAAGGTAGGTTTTTTGGGGCCGGTATTATTCAAAACAGTAACCTATTGCAGTGTTTTCAAATTGGTCGATTTGCTCATGGGTAAAATCAGTGCGCTCAACATAATGATTTTTGTACGTATCAAAGACAGAAAGTAATCGCGTTTCGATATGGTCTAAAGCGCCTTCCTGTTTGTATAGTTCAACCTCAACCTCTAATATCAATTCATTTTCTGTAAACATGATCGTTTGGACGTTCTTGCCGGTATTTCTGATAGATTGCAGTGCCATTGTGTTTGTTTTTTTTGTGTGTGTTTTATTGCCTTACAAAGGTAAGGGGTGTATGTATAACAAAAAAACTTTTCTGGGATTATTTTTATATTTTTTTTTCGGTAATGTTTAAAGGGCTGTACTGCGTCTTTCTTTCGGTTGCTGTATTAGGTCAAAAATGCAACGCATAGAAAGCGTATCAGCGAAGTCAGGGCTGCGCCCTATCTTTATTTTGATCACTTCCTTTGGCACTATCTCTTTCTGGCTGTCTGTGGACGTTTTTTTGCGCTTTGTAGCCTTTAGTTCATCAGCGATTTCCTTCCTGTACTGCTCCGGCACCTGCTTTAGGTATATCTCACAATCCTCAAATCTTTTCGAAAGCAGGTAGTAACATTGGGTGCGCAGGTTCTTATATCGCTCTGACTTGTCAGCTGTTATTGCCGAGCCCCCACCGTAGAAAGGTACGGCCGTCTTTAAAAATCCGCGAAGGTACCCGCCTAGTCCTGACGCATCAAAGGCTACGTTTCGGTAAGGTACTGAAAAGGCATTGCAAAGGTTCTGCACTCTGGCCAATACATCGGCTCCATCGGACTTTTGTATAACTTCCATTTGTATCACTACCCAGCCGTCCCATACGACGATCACAAGCCTGTCACGGCCTTCAAAAGCCACGTCGCAAGTTATGTACCTTTTCCCTGTAGGTTGTATAAAAGAGTTCGTAAAGGCGTCCTGAATTGGCGCGTGCTGAAACAGTTGCATTTCGTCGTTGTCCTCTGTGCGCCAGCGACCGTGAAGCAGTTGCATTTGATCGTTGAAGGATAGCGCCATGAGCGAGGCCCGGTACTGCGGGTTACTCTGTTCCAGTATTTGATTGTCCGAAAGTTTGCCCGGGATAAACGAAAACGACTTTATCATTTCGTGGGTGTACTCCTTTTGCAGTGTGGCCGGAAGTTGGTCAATTACTTCCTGCTTTGTATCTGCCCATACAAACGAGTCTTCGAAAACAGTGAAATATCTGATCTTCCCAGCACGGTCTTCTCGCGGATAGTCGGCCAGTGCTTCGTCTGGATAGTCCGGAGGGTATAAATACCAGCTGATCATATCTTTTACCCAGCCTTCGCCCTGCGGGTTTGTAGTGGCACGGATAAATGGCACCCGTACTGCTGTAGAACGGTTTCGCGATAACATATACATAAACTGATCTTTGGTAAAGTGGGTCAATTCATCAAAGCCTATAAAAGCAAGTTCGGCGCCCTGAAATGCAAAATGCGTTGTGCGGGCATCGGATAGGTGGTTAAATTGGAGGGTCGAACCGTTGTTCCAAATGTGCTCAAAATTGCCCCACTTTGCCAGTGGCCGAATAGGTTCTGGAAGTCCGTTATATACCTCTACTGATTTCTTCCAGATACCGCCAGCCGTTTCTATCTGCTTGTACTCCCTGCGAAAAATTGTTGCGCTTACGTTTGGTACGCGCGGGCATAAAACCATCGGAATGTACAGCAGCGCAAATGTCTTCCCGCATCCAGCAGAACCCCCGCCAATAACTACCTCTGCGGGGCTGGCAATAAAGCTGGATTGAAAACCCGGCTGCGGAGCAAGGTAGTGCGGTTCATTCACTTTTTTTCGAAGGCAATATTTCTACCTGTGTAAAATCTCTTTGAGGTGTCCCACCATGCAAAAGGTGGTTATCTGGAACGACTACAAACATATTAATGTCTGGAGGTTCCAGCCCGTTTATATCGTGGCTCTGTTTGGGCCTCCCGTATGCTCTGTCAAGTAGTATTTCTGCTGCCCTCAAATTGCCTTGTATGGCCATTGTTCGAAGCTTGCGCAGGATTGCTTCGAGTGCCGACATTTGATCTTTCTCTGCGCCAAGAACCTCTGCCAAAAGTCCCTCCAAATCTGGCATTGGCGCCTTCTTTGGCCGGCCTTTCGGATTGCCAGATTGGCCCGGCTTGAAAGGCTTGAGATTTTTCAATACGTTTGGATTGTTCGACGGCATATTTCTCTGTTTTATTACTGTACTTTATATTGCTCTGAAAGTATTCGTGGCACCCCGAGTTTCCAATTTACATGATGGTGAATACGCTGCGACTCCGGGCTGTTTCCAATGGTTGCTATCTTAACAAAAGCAGGGCAGAACATGATCGTATAAAACGATTTAACGTATGTCCCAAATTGCTTGTACATCTCTGTGATTCCACCCGGGTTTGCCTGCGTTTGTATCTGATTTAAACCGAAATCGATAACTGTGCCAAACAAGTGGCCTCTGCTGCCTAAAGATGTGTAAGTGTTCACATCCTCATTCATTCTGCCTACAAATTTAATCTGTAAGGTCT